AATTGTCTAACTATTGCCATCACTTTCTTCCTGTAATATCTGTAGGTGTTCACCTAGGTCCAGGTTAATGATTACTGGTGTCTGCTCACCAACATAAGAACCTGCTATGTTGAACCAGAAGTATTCTTCTGCCTCTAGCAGGTCCATTAGGCTGTCTTCGACCAGGTTCTCGATTATCTTGTCCATGCAATAGACCAGGCGTGTATTACCTTCGTTGACTGTGTGTCCGATACATGCATTGTCATGACCATCAATCTTTAGGACCAGGTCCAGGTCATCGATGAACTTAGGCATGGCAGCCCTCACATTGAGACATCAGCTGCCACTCTTGTTCTGTGATACCAGTCATGATGAACTCACGCTCTGTAGCTGTTAGGTGTGGGCATACGTCCTGGATTAGTTCACCTGCCTCCCAACGTCTAAGCTGCTCAGTAGTGACATCGATGTCTCTCTTGTGTAGAGCACCAGTAACCTTTGACTGTCTTTCAACTATCATCGTCCTGGATCCCACATATTGATAACTTCATTGTCTGGATCCCAGTCGCACCACCTAAGTATTCTGGCGCATCTGCTCTGGACTATTGCATCCTCTCTGGTAAGCCCTGCCTTGATGTAAGCCTGTGCTACAAGCTCCCAACTAGGGTGATTACCTAGGACCTTCTCAGCGGTCTTAGGACCTATCCTGGGGCATCCTGAGTAGCCATCTGTAGCATCACCCATCAGACACTGCATATAGAACCAATGGTCTGCTTCCAGGTCTTTAACCTGTAGCATCTCATCAGCCATAGGTCTGTAGAGTTTGCCTGGGATGGTCTTCATGTCTTTGTCATCACTGACGATGACTGTAGGCTTAGTCTTTGCAGACTGTAGAATACCCATGATGTCATCAGCTTCTAGGGTGTCTTGCCAGTGGCATGGATAGTTCTCCTTTGCCCACTGGACCAGGGCTTTGTAACCGACTGGTTTTCTGGTCTTCTTTCTGTTGCCTTTATAGTCTGGCAGCACAGTCTTTCTGAAGTTGCTGCCTTCAGTTAGGCACACCAGTATTTCATCGCTGCCTAAGCGTTCCTGGAACTCTTTTATCCTGGAGGCAAACATTCGTTTAGCTGCAGCCAGGTCAGTTGTCAGGGACCATATATCATCACCCCAGTCGACCTCTTCTTCACACGATGAGCAAGCCTGGTATAGGTAGATATCACCATCGATGAGAAGCGTTGTTTTAGTGTCACATAAGTTGTTCAATACGTTCATCTAACCCATCCTTAAAATCTAAGCCTTCTTCAGTAATCATCCACTGGTTACTAAACATCTCGTAGTCGACTTCGGTTGTTATTAGTCCACGACTAGCGCAGACAGCGATGTGCCAGGCAGCTTTCCTGGCTATGTTTGATTTGACTGTGAACGGTTCCCTGGATGCTTTGTCCAGGACAATCCAGAACGCCATGAGCTGCTCTAAATCGTTTTCTAAATCACAGTCATCAGTGGGTGTCGCTCCAAGTTGCTCCAACGGAAAATTCTGCTTCGATTGGGAGTTGGATGTTGAAAGCTCTTCCTGTTTCTTCCGCCATTCTTCTAGTGATATCACCGACATGGTTTGCTACCTCTTCAGTTCTACACGCAATCTGAACCTCGTCATGAATCCAACCCATGATGTAGGCATCAATCTTTTGTGTAGTAAGTTCTTTATCCACCAGGGCAACCCATTGCTTACATAGGATTGCACCTGCTGACTGTAGAAGTTGAGACAGACATCGATGCTCTGACCTCACGAACAGCTTTCTGCCGTCCATGCCTTTGAGATATCCACGCTGATATGCTGTGTTCAATTCTTTTTTTAGTTTTTTAAATGCAGGTACGTTCTTATCAAAGTCAGCCTTTAGACGTTTACCGTCTTTTGCTGTACCTCCGACAATCTTGCCTATAAGACCATCCCCACCCCCATAAAGAGTGGCATAGATAAATGTCTTGGCTTCGTCCCTTGTCTTGAGTCCTGCTGCTTTTTGGTTATAGGTATGAATGTCACCTGAGAGTATCTGCTCGGCATACTCACCATCATCCTGTAAGTAATGTGCCAGGCACCTAAGCTCTAGACCAGAAAGGTCAGCACCTACCAGGCACCATCCTTTAGGGGCAGTGAATAGGTCTCTACACTTCTTACCAAAGGCTGCCCTGGTGCTAGGAACTTGGGCGAGGTTAGGATACCGATGACTTGCTCTGCCGCTGATAGTGCCACCACTGATGATACTGTGTCGCAGCTTACCGTCCTTACCACAGACCTTCATCCATGCCTGGCTGCCTTCTGCTAGTTGAGCTATTCGCTTTTGTACCAGGAAGAACTTTGCAAGCTTCTGTGCTTCTGGATATGGCAGCTGTGATAGGACAGTCTCGTCTACCTTAGCTTCTCCACTGGGGGTGAAGGCTTTAGGTTTCCACCCATACTTTTTAACCAGGCAGAAGTGGATATGCTTTCTAGAGTTAGGGTTGAACTCGACTACCTTAACCTTAGTAAACGGCTCTCCTTTGACGTATCCACGAGTCTTGTTGTTTACCTTGGGGATGAACTCTGTACGTATCTCCCAGGGCTCAAACAGCTCATCAAGCTCCTTCTCAAGCTCAATACGAATAGAGGCCAGTTCTGCATATAACTCACCTGCTGCCTTAACATCAAATGTCCAACCATTGTTACCAATGCGGTTACACACCTCAGCTAACTCATGCTCCAGGTCAATAGAACGACCAGAGAAATCCTTACTGTCTTTCATAAGCTTTTTGTAGAGCTCATAGGTCACTCTTACATCTTGCTCACAGTAGTCGAGCATATCCTGGTTACACTCTTCCCAACCGCCTTCATAGTCACCCTTCATGGTTCCCATACGAAGACCCCAGGCCTTGAGTGAATGGCTGCCCCACATACGTTTTTGAAAGCCATCTGGCAGCGATACTGAAACAGCATCATCATTCATCAAGTCAGCTGAAACTAACCTGGATAGAACCAGGGTGTCAGTTATAGTGCCTTTAGGCTGCCAACCTGGGTAAACCTTTTGTAGTGCAGGAATATCAAAGTTGATGATGTTGTGACCAATGATTTCATCAGCTTCTGCAAGTAGCTCTAGTGCAGCAGCAATGCCTTCTGGTCCGTGGTAGATTTGTGAAGCGTTTTTACGTCTATCCCCAGTTTCCGTGTCGAGGATAGCGATACAATGAATAGTGTCTAGTTGGTCGAGTAGTCCGTTACTCTCCAGGTCAAAGACCAGGCTCATAAGTCTAATTGACTCTGAACTGGCTGCTCGTTACCACTGTAATGATACTCAGCAATATGAGCCGCTTTACCATACCTAGTAGGAACCACTATAGTTTTCTTAGTTATAGGGTGTCCCCACTTCTTCAAAGTAGATACTTTTGTTGCTAACTTAGTAATACCTAGTTCTCTAAAAGCAATCATACAATTTAATTTTCGGCCTTCTTTTAGGCAAGACAAAACCTTTTCTTCTTGTGTCATAGTTACTCTCCTGGTTCGATATTTAGAAACGACTAGTATCGTTGTCGGTATCGATTAACCGACCTGTGTCTCTGTTGTATTGAAGTCTCCCTGCCCAACCTACCTGGCCAGTGAAACGGTTTTTAAGGACTACAATGTCCCTGGTGTCATCTGTAGGGTCATCAGCGTTAACCTGAAGACCTAGACAGAAGTCTGCTAACTGAGCAATAGAGTGGCTGCCACGTAGCTGCGATAGCTTTACCTTGGCTCCATTCTCATGCCCATCACCCTGTGGACGTGTAAGGTGGCTTACCAGGAACAATGTGATTCCTAGCTCCTGGACCATCGTCCTGAGTGTTGTCATGATTTGGTCGATAAGCCGCCTTTCGTCAGTGACTTGACCAGTGATACCTGAGACCAGGATGCTGATGTGGTCTAGGAAGATGTGAGTACAGCCCATAGCTTTTGCCATGTACTGAATGCGGTTGACTACTACGTCTAATGAAGTTGAACCAAAGTGATTAAACAGCTGAACATCACCGTCCTTAAATAGGTCATCATGCCCTTGTAAGACCTCTTCTTTGGTAGCGCACTCATAGTCCTGGACAATGTTCTTATCCAAGTGAAGACCAATGAGGCCTCTCACGGTGCGTTTGTTTTCTTCTTCTAGCATTAACATACCGACCTTCTGTCCATTGTCGTGAAGGTGGTAAGCGAACTCGGTTATCAAAGTGCTTTTACCTACACCAGACCCTGCACAAATAGTTACCAGGGTGGCAGGTCGAATACCTTTAGTTATATCGTTGAGCTTCTTATAGGGGTATCTGACCAGGGATTCCTCGTCAGTTTCTGCAATAGTATTTCTTAAGTCAGAAGAGCTAATGATGCCATCAGGTCTCCAGTCTTTAGCTCGCCAGATAGCATTGATAATCTCATGCTCACAGCCCTTCTGGAGTGCCTCATTTGCATCCTTATAGGGAAGCTTGGCAATCTTGACCTTACCTATAGGCATAGCCTCGGCACACTCTATGGCAGCCTTAGTCCCTGCATCGTCCTGGTCAAACATGAGGATGATTTCCTCAAAGCCTTCCAGGTAGTCCCAGGCATTCATTAGAGCCTTCTTACCGCTCTGTGCACCGTTGGGTAATGAGACTACAGGCCACTTGTTCTTTTGTGCCTGGGAGACTGATAGACAGTCTATTTCGCCTTCAGTAATCACTAGCTTTTTACCAGTGGTCCAAAGATGCTGCCCAAACAATCCCATCTTCTTAGCTTCGCCCAGGATGGTGAAGTTCTTCTCTGAGTCTCTTATCTTTTGTGCGACTACCTCACCATGCTCATTACGATAGTTAGCTATCTGAGCAGGACGGTTTTTGTATGTACCTATGGTGTAGTCAAACTTTCTACAGGTACTAATTGAAAGAGCTCTGGCACCCAGGTCGCTATGTTTTCCCTGGAGTAAATCTTTATTAAGTTTGCTTGGTAGCTTTACCTGTTCCACCTGGTCAGTTGGTGGTGTGTAGGTTTGGCAGCCAAAGCAGAATATGTGGCCATCGTCATAAACGGCAGCGTTGTCTTTAGAACCACAGTGTTCACACTCAGTATGATGTAAAAACTCTGAATCATTATGTGGTTGCTTGTTCATGCAGCCTCCCTAAAAACGTACTTTTTTATAAAATTCTCTGGAGTGCTGTAGCGGTGCCACTGAGCCTTTCCTTTTACTCGCCACTTCTTTTTTATAGGGGTTAATAAGAACTTATTGTTTATACAAAACAGGTTTCCTTGGTGGTCTATATCGAGATAAAACTCTCTGTCGACCTCTACAAAATCGATAGCTGCATACAAGCGAGTTACATCGTTGGTATAGCCATTACCGTGATAGTCCTTGTGGGCACACATTGCATCAACTACATCTCTTTTTTCTTCTGTTTCTTTAACCTTTTGTCTTAATGCCGCTAGACGTTTCTCTTTACCTTCTACAGTGTTTTTAAATACTTTCATTACTTTCCCCCAGACAAAAAAAAAGGGCCACCCCATCTCTGAGGTGACCCTGGCTCTCCTTAGCTACACTTTAGTTTCCTTCGTGTAACCACTCTTCAGGAATCGTCTTGTGTGAATACACGAACCCATACTTATCGCAATAAGCAGCGTAGGTTGTCTTCGACCCTTTATAGAGTTTTGAATTGCAATTACTAAATACAAACCTGATGTCTAGGTCTGGATGTTGTCGTTTGATTAGCAAGTGTTTCTGCCTATCAGCAACATTCCAAATACCTTTTGTCTCGACATAAAAAAAGCCGCCTTTCTTTGGCAGCCTGAAGTCTGGGGTGTATTTAGCATTGCGTTCTGGTACTACATAATTAACCTTGTCTGTTTCATATAAGAGTTCAACACCTGCTGCTTTAATCTGAGCAGCTGCCTTGTCTTCTAATCCACTTCTGTAACCATGTTTAATACCACGTTGTTTACTTTTAGAATCGGTCCGCTGATGCAGCCATTTCTTCTTTTGGTTCTTTGGCATCGAAAGTTTCCTGTAAGATATCTTCACCTACATAGCCACCCTCAATGGCATCAAATCCATCACCCGACTGGTTACCACTAGTGACAGGGTTAATTACCTGGACTCTAGTTAGCTGCAGTTGGATCCCGTTTGCTCCAGACACTGTATAAGGTGCAATGTAGCCACCAATACGTAGTACTGAACCTGCCCATAGATTAGGCACTTGTTTGCCTACCAGGTTCTGTCCTTTGCTATCAAAGAAGTGCGGAGCATATTTAGACTTTGCATTGAATACAGTCTCACCAGTATCTTCATCAGTCTTAAATGGCATTCTTGCTTTCTTCCATTTAGTACCAAATTCTTCACTGGCTAGGTCTTCAATTTGTGCAATCAGCTCTGCAGCATCTTCTACTATCAAGTTTGTCTTGTACTTAGGTTCACCACCAAAAGCAGTATCTGGTTCATTCAACCAGGGATATTGTGCTCTACCTTCTTTTGTTGTGAATTTAATCTTTGCTTGAGCCATGCTCAGTCTCCTTAGTTTTAGTTGTTTCGTAGTTTTGTGGGGTTTTGCACGTTGGTAGGTCTACACCTAGCCTTAGTGCTTCATTGATTAATTTTTGTGTATAAGGCTCGCCTCGCTGACGTAACAGTTCAGCAAGTCCTAAGACACGTTCTCGTGGATGCATAGTTTTACCTCGGATGCTTCTCTAAGGGTGGACAAAACGCCTACCCTCGATTGGCATTGAGATTTTGTTGACTAGCTAAAGCAGTATTCTGATTCCAGGACCTGGTCTAAATCTAAATTACCTTTAGGTGGAATCTCTATGTCTAGCTTGTTACAGCCTTCATAGGTTAGTTGCTGCTTTGCTTGTTTCAAGACATCTTCATACAGACAGTAGTCTTTGTAGATTTCGACAAATGATGCTCTGACAGCTTCGTACATTACATCGGTATCTGTGGGGGTGGTCCCAAATGAATCATGAATCAAAAAGAAATCATTCACGCCATTTTGTTTAGCAGTTAGAACCGTTAATAACAAATGTGCTGAATCCATAGAATGGATAATGTTGGGAGACACAGCTGCTTTAGCTTTCTTCTTGTCTATCCGCTTGTTAGCTTTCTCTCTCACGGATATCTGTGTTCTCTTTAAAACACCTGCTTCTCTATCGTGAAGGTATATCTTGACCTTCTTAACATCCCAGTAGGTGTACTTCTGTATCACTGGAAAACCAACAGGGGTTACAAATCTGA